GTTTCCCAGTCACGATCAAGGTGGGCAAAATCAGCGAGGTAAAGGTAGTAATTCAGAATCTCAGAGACTTTCTGAGAAAGCACGTTGATAGCGTGCTGGAGCATGAGGAGAAGGTTATTATTGTGACTCGCCACGGTAGGCACGTTGCAGTGTTAATGAATTACGATAAATACAAGGAATTGATTGGCGAATAAATCGACTACCGCAGGTGACATCCACACCTGCGGTAGTCTAAACCAGACCGTTGAAGCGACAACGGGCGGTATGATGGAAAGCATATCACACATCATGCGCTCACACGCTCAACGCAAACCGTTGAGCGTTTTTTATTTCAAGGAACAGGGGAGGCAGTTTTGAGCGACAAGATCAACGTCATAATCCAGACGGTAGAAAAAGCCGGGCGAGTAGGTGGGTTAGGGGAGTTCATAGTTTCTGCAATCGCGCTGGCGTGCGCTGCCGTCTATATGACTGGATACCAGATAGGGGATCTGCTGCTACACATTTTCGTGATCGGCGTGCAGATAATTGTAGTCGGATGGCTAGTGGCAACACTAGTAATTTTGATATTTGTCATCATTAGAAGGTTATTAATCAGCAGTCAGAAGTCTAACAAACGGTAACAAACTCTACATATCTCTAACAAATCGCATGGTTTTAAAAGTATTTTTACTGGATAGCAGGAGTCAGCATGGGTAAGCAAGCATCAATCGTGGTCATAGTGGCCATTACAATATTCGCAACGACAGCAATGATTGCGGATTCAATTCCGTACATCATGGACGTGATTGGTGAGATCGCGCTCGTTGCTTGTCTGCTGTTCGGGTTGGCCGCAATCATCTACGCACTGCACAAATCGTTCATCGCTGTAGGAAACGCGCGATTAAGCAACGAGGAGAACCGCCTTTATTTGGAGCGCATGGCAATTGATAATCAGCGTGCGCTGCTAGATCTGCAAATCATCAATCCGAAAGGCAATGTTCTGCCAGTTGCGCGCAACCTAATTGCATCTGGCGAAATGGCCGGTAACGCCGTCAACCTGCTAGAGATGAATATCGATGCGGGCCGCACACACCCGAACGTGCCAGGGAGCCTTCATTACAGCAACAAAAGCGATGGCGCACAGATGGATGGCGAGATAGCAGCATTGGGGAATCATACTGTCCCCAACTTCGGGGAACTGGTCAGGGATGGCGCTTTGGGGAGCATAAACGTCATGCTAGGGTACGTAGACGGACAACCGCTATATGCCAAGCCGCACAAAGTCAAATCGATTGTTTGTGGTGGATTATCTGGCAGCGGTAAAAGCAACACAACCAGATTCCTATTGGCCCAATACGCAATGCTTGGTTGGCGATTGGCAATCTTTGACCCGCACGGCAACAGCGAGGAGGGAATTTTGTCAAGCCTAGCCCCGTTGTCCGGTAGTTTTTTCATGCCTCCAGCAATTGAGTTTGAAGACGGTATGGAAATGCTGCGTTGTGTCATGCTGGAAGGAGAGCGCCGCGCTCGAGTTGAAGGCTCGCGGCCGAACGACTTTGATCCATTGCTTTTTGTCATTGATGAGGTGGCCGAGTTTGCCGCGATGGCGACAGATGAGGAACGTCAATATGCAGAAAAATCGCTACCTATCATTCTGAAAAGTTTTCGAAAGTTCAATATATTTGCATTCTGCATATCGCAATTTTGGTCAAAGTCAGAGATGGGCGATCTTGGATTCAAACTCCGCCGCGCTGCGCAGACAAGCATTATTCATCGAATGCCCAAGGATGGAGCGCAGGTGATTGAGAGTTTTGGTGACTTCCGCGCCATTGATGATTTACCTACGGGCGTTTGCCTGATGAACAATACGGACATTAAGCGCACGCGTTTGCAGATTCCTCTGTGTGATCAGGGTCATATAGAGGCAGTTATGCCTACAGCCGGTCCTACATCCGGACCTACATCCGGACCTACAGCCGGTCCTACATCCGGTCCGGCGGTTGTACCCCAAATTGAAGACCTACAGCCACCCACAATGGCTGTAGGTCCGGCTGTAGGTCCGGATGTACAGCCAGAGCATATGATTTACATCGATGCCGCGCAGGATTTAACCCCGTCACAGAGAATTCAAGTCGAAATTAGTCTGCGCGATGGATTCAGTAATGGCCGCATTATATTAGAGGTATTTAATCATCCGAACAAAACAAACGACCGCAAAGGTCGCAAGTTCGCGTCGATGATAAATGGTGTTCGCCTAGAAATGGGGCTACCATTACCATACTCCCCAGCGCGCGGAAAAATCAGTAACCGATAATCACCAGCACATTAGGATAAAAATTATGACACTCAAACAAAAACTTCAACTACCATCGCCCAGTTGGCTCCTCTTTGGCCTTATCCTGCTGGTGATTATCGGCGCGGCAAAACTCATCATGTGGCTCACACCAATCATCGCTATCGGAATCGCGAAACTGATTGTGTGGATCGCACCACTAATATGGGCGCTTGTTGCGCAGTTGGCAACAATGACATGGTACGCTGTAGTGTTCGTCGCTGCCGCCCTCTGCGCCGTCGTTGCCTATTGGTGGCGCACTCGAAAGCAAACGAAATTGTACGAAGACATCCGCAACGGCACGGTATTGATTATCAATCCAGAATCCGAGGTGGTGAACTAATGGCGGCAGGAACCGTATACATCCTCAAAAAGCATGTGCCATTGATAGTTCGGCTAGCGACTGGCGGCATCTTCACCGGCCATTTCAAGATAGGAAAGACGAGGCACACGGCGGAGACTCGACTATCAGATGCGCGTACGGGGTCATCCTACCCTGTTAGCATCTACGCCGAGTACGTCGTGAACGATCACCATGCGATGGAGGCAAAACTACATCGCATGTTCAAGCACCGGAAAATTCAGAAAAGGGGACGAAACGAATGGTATTACTTAAGCGGATTTGATCTCTGGGCGATTGACAGATACATCAAAGGTCTGCCGCGGGCCGAGATGCCAACATTCAAAACAGAAAGATTGTTTTTGGCGGTTGGCGCTCTAGTGGCGGTGTTGGCATTTATGTACGCAGTATGGGATGGATTTATTCTCTAGAGGAAAAACAATATGAACTTTATTAAACGCGAAGCAACAACTTGGTTTTTACTGGCCGTAGCAGCGATCTTCTCGCTGCCAGACACGTCGCTAACCGATACCATTTGCGGCATACTGATAGCGGCGGCGATCATCTCTGGGATAGCCAGCGGTGTCGCAACGGGGAAAGGGCTGCTGCATGATTAGCGGGAGATGATTAAAATTCACTGGCAATGATTGCGACCCTGGCCACAACTCAATAATAAGCGCCGAGCGTTTATGGTTGTGGCGCTTTTTTGTTCCTTAAAAAAATGAGATGTTGGGGTTTAGGGGTTGACGGTGTTGGGGCAACATGGTACGATATGCACAACAGGGGCAAGCGCATAGCAAGGCCCACAATATCATTAAGGAGAACAAAAAATGAGTATGATTGAGAGTTCAGCAGTAAAAAAGCAAGTTGGCAAAATTTTAGAAGATTGTCTCCGTGGCAGCCACACCGTCATCAGTCGGTATGGAAGACCCGTTGCCGTCGTGATAAGTCATGAGGATTGGCAATCGAAGTTACGCAAACCGACCCAGTGTCGCAATTGTGGAAAGCCTCATCACCTACAGGTTGACGACGCTGGAAGCGATCAGGAAGAAGAGCGGCTGTGCTGGAAGTGCTTCAAAGACGATTCTGTCAAAAGAGCAGATGGCATGGTGAATGATTGAATCAGCGCTTGCCCACATCAAGCCAAAGTTGGCGAAGGAATTAGTTAAACGAGCGTTAGAACTTGGGATTCAATCAAAATAAAGGAAAACAGGAACATGGAATTTATCGGAATGGACCCAGGAATGGGAGCAATCAAGTTGTGGGACAGTGCAGGTGGCACGCATCTACCATCATTCGTATCAACTGGTGGCGGAAAACGCTTTGTCGCTGCGACTGGTGCAAACAAATCTAAGTCTGCGCTAGATGTTCAGTTTGATGGGCGAAGTTACTACGTTGGTCGTAATGCCCACAATTCAGGTCGGGCCATCGAAAACATGGGTTTCGACCGCCTAACAAGTAGCCAGGAAATCAAAGCGCTGGTTTACGGCGCACTGACGAATCGTATCAATGAACATGGAAAATACAATGGATCGGTGACAGTCTTTGCCGCACTGCCTGTAGAGATGATGACCAGCGAGAATCACAAGCAAAGCATTGCAGACGTAAAGAAATGGTTAAAGGGCGTTCACTCGTGGCAGTCAGATGGTAAGGATTACGGCGTAGATGTTGATGATGTAAAAGTAACATCGCAGCCACTTGCTGCGCTATTTGATTACGCATTGTCCCCAACTGGCAAGCCGATTGCCAGTCGCAGAGATTCAATAAAGGGCGAGGTAGGTGTGATTAGCGTAGGGTTCAACACGCTCGAAGTCCTCTGCGTATCCAACAAGGCAATCGTAGATCACAGAACATCAGGTGCAAAAGCGGGGGTGCGACGCCTACTCCGCAACGCAGACCCAAAGAAACTGTTCACACTGGGCGAACTTGACGACCGACTACGCCGCGGATTTCTCGACGTAAGCCCAGCCATGAGCGAATGGGAGGGCGAAGTGACTGGCGTTATCGAGGATACGTGGGGCGATACTTGGCAGCGTTTCGATGCCATCATCGTAGTGGGCGGCGGATCTCTTCTACTCAACGGTTATTTCACAAAACATTTCGACGGCATGGTGCATGTCCCTACTGATCCCGTTATGTCAATCGCTCACGGATTGTTCCGATTCATCAACAAGGATTAATCATGGCGAAGCGACGTGGGCCTAAGCCAGACAAGTCAGTACATCGTTACGTCGTCAAGCTAACACTTAGGGATGGCAACCCAGATCATGCCAGGGTCAAAAAGTTGCTGGATGATGCGACTCACAAAGGGGAGCTAGTGATACAAGCCCTATTGGGGCGTATTGACACAGCACCCGATGATGAGGTCGATGATGACGATTTTGGCGACGGATGGGGGGATGCAATCATGTAGGGTCCCCCCTGTAAAACCCTGGTTACCAGGGTTTTACGAAAATCGGCAAAAAGTGCCAAAAAGTGCAAATCCTCTGACTAAAACCCTGGTAACCAGGGTTTTGCCTGTCGCTTGCTAAGTTGGCTGGTTGTTCAGAATTAAAGGAGCCAAGAATATCGAACAAGAAGCGTTAAGACTGGCCTACGTCTAAAAGGTCATCCGTCCGGTACTGGCTAGATCGGACGTTAAACGCTCGTGGACAGCGCATAAGACCCACAGCCGGGCAATGCTGGATGAAGCGAGTACTATGGCGTACTCAAGAGTACGCGAAAGGTAGCAGTATTAAAATGAATAAAGCAATCACAACCATTCGCGCCATACTCATCCAATGGCCTGCGGACAAAGCAAAGGCACTGGCGGGAAACACAGAGTCGAGCGGAATCCCCGTCGGCTGGGTGAGCGGCGAGAACGTGGGACAAAAAGCGCATATCGCCGTGCTTGTACTTCGCCAAAGCTACACCGACAAAGAGATTGTTGCCGAGTGGGACACGCGAAAGGTCCAGAAGTGGACGCTAATAGACGCCGACTTGAGCGGTGCCAACCTGCGCAACGCCAACCTGCGCAACGCCAACCTGACCGGTGCCAACCTGCGCTACGCCAACCTGACCGACGCCAACCTGACCTCGTTGAAGAGGCCGTCGTCGCAAAGCTCGCAGAGCTATCCGACTAGCCCCCCAAGCCCCACCCACTGATAGCCGCCTGATTATATCAGACGGCTATCTTTTTTGTCAGACATATGATATAATTGAGATATACGGCGTCCAACCGGAGAGATAGAGCTTTTCTATGGTTGGACGCCTAGACTTTGCCCCTACCTCCGGTTGGACGCCAGAGGGTAGGGGCTTTTCATTTCCTCCCATTGCCGCATTGCCCCGTTTTTTCGTAGTTCTTCATGGGTGATGATATGGATCTCAACAAAGAAAAACTAAATGATTTACTGCGCAATCCGAAAGCTTGGACCACGATAGGGGTAGTGCTGGTCGCATTGGTCGGGCTATTTGGATTCACATTCTCGGATAGTACGGTCGCTGCATGGAATGCACTTGTTTCCTTTGTCACGGGTGCCTGATATGGATATGACGATGCTACTCGCGATTTTCGGAATCCTGACGCTACACTTCGCGGCCATTTCATCGGCGCTATGGTGGCATCGGCGACGGGTGGTGAGATATGAGCCTAGAAGCAACTATACTGGTGGCATTGTGCATATTGCTGATCGTCGTCGGGGCGGCAGTTTTAGCCGCAACGGTACTCAGCAGTCGTATATCAAAGGCGGCGAGTAAGCGCGAGAAAGATGGGCAGGGGTAGTGAAGCGACGTATTTTAGTAATTGCACCAACCCTGCGCGAGCATGAGGAGTTGCCAAATAAATTTCACGAGATCAGCGAGATCAGACGGTATCATAACGCCACAGTCATAGAAGGCGACGTTGATCTATTAGATTTGTCGCGCGCCGTGAATGAAAACAATTATAATGTAATTTGGATTATCTCTGGCGCAACGGGTGACAAAATCCACCTATCTACATCCACCATCGGGTACGATGAATTAAGACGAATTATATCGGCGTCCGGCGCGCGCTTACTGATGTTGTCATCGTGTGATACGAAGATCCTGCCCAATCGCTTGCGCGCTGCAAACATTCATATACTGGCCGGAATAAACATACTGGAAGATCGCGTAGCTGCCTCGGTTGGGATGCAATTTGCCAGGGAGTTGCGTAGGCAGAGCAGTATCAGAAAAGCATACTACGCGTTAAACGCCAACGAAAACTGGCTGTACCTATCTCCAAACGGCGGTTTGGAAGATGCAAAATATTATTTTTTCGCTTTTGGGCTGGGCCTGGGAATCGCGTTTATCGTGGGAATGATTGCGGCGGGGACAGTATGAGAATACCGGAATGGCTTCTACTCACTGACAATGCAGCATTGGTGATGTACATCGCCGGGACATTCATATTTGCGGTGTGGGCCGTCATTTTCATATGCTACTATGTATGCGAGTCCAGAAGCCCGCGGCATTTAATGGTAGCTCTAGCCTGCTGGCTAATTTGTTTGAATAATGCGATTTTGGCCACCAGGAATTTTCATGCATGGATCAGCATTACCGACGCAATAGCCATGTCGCGCTTGGCGATTGCACTTTTGATTTTCTCCGCCTGGGTTGGGTTAATCGGCCATTTGCACGCAAGGTGGCGAATACGCAATGAGTAGCGATTGCAAAATATGTGGGTGCGCAGAATTGTTTCACGGGCGGCTATGCAAGCCATGCGAGACTGACCGTAAGAAAAAATGGGCCAAGGACAACAATAAAAAAGTCAACGCTATCAATCGGCGCTGGCGCGCCAGAAATAAGGACAAGGTAAAGGCACTAAACGACAGATACCGCGCCGAGAACAAAGCGAAAATCATAGCCTACAGACGCCAATATTATCTTGATAACCAGCAGCGGATAAAGGACCAATCGTTTTTGTACTACTGGACCCATTCACGGGTCCAGGAACATTCATTGTACGCTTGCTGCAAAGCGGCCTGATAGCGCCCAGCGATCTGGAACGAAAGTACGCGAACGAGATACACGCCAACGAGATTGTACCGCTATCCTACAATTTGGCGAAGCGCAATATAGAAGAGGCGTATAGGGAAGCGTCTGGCGAGCATTCTGAGTTTGCCGGTTTGAATCTGGTCGATACGTTTTTGGACGAATCACCGTCCATCATGAATTGGGAATTCGTTGAACGATAGATGATGACTGAGATACGCTGCAACGGATGCGCAGACACAAAGCCGCTGGCCGATTTTGAACGTAGACCAGATAGCAAGTTTGGCTACCGTCGCACCTGCAAGGAATGCCGCAGGGATGGGAAATTGGCGAGCAGCAGAAAATGGTATTACGCCAATATCGATGCCGAAAGAGCGCGGGCGCGTGCGACAAGGGACGCTAATAGGGAGCGCAGCAACGACCGCGCATTCCTCTGGCGCTGCAACAATCCAGAGAAAGTTAGGGAAAATAACCGTAGGTACTACCTCAACAATTACGAGAAAATTTTAGCACGTAACGCAAAGTGGCGGCGATTTCGCTATGCTTCCCTAGATTACAGATGGGAAGACGGCGTAAGTGACACGAATCGGATCGAGGTAGAGATGCACCAAAGCATCGCTCCGGCGATTCAAATTGACGTTCTTTTTGATTCGCTCACAGCAGATGAGATCGAATACTGTGAAGCTTTCATGGCTGGCGATGTGGATGAGATTCCAGATTTTATACTGAGTTCAATTAGAGAAAGTGTGATTTAATGTTCGGGAAAGGCCATCCGCTACCCGCCGCTCTCGAGGCAGCTTGTCTTTTGCAGATACAAGAGATCAGGCGAAAGGGCGGAATAACTGATTTTGACATAGATGAGATCAGGCGCTTCTCTGATGTGCTGGGCGAGAAGGGCGACATTGTTCTGTACCGATCCCCAACGCGGGGGGATACGGCGAAATTGTTCAATATGCTTGCCCGCGTCGTTGCCGTTGGTGCATTCATGCCCGGCGGCATAACTGTTTTTGATATGCACTTCGAGGAAAGTGCGCTGGAATGAAACCAGATTTTACCCGCCGCATACCATCGACCGATGGTAAATACCTCATGCCGCTTTACTCAAATGTGCTGAGTAGCGATAGTGACATGCACATAGGGCGCAATTCAGAGCGCGCCTACGACATCACCGCGCACAACAAGCGCCTTGAGGTATACCCCATCGCAGACGGCATTGTGCGCCACATTCAGCGCGTGCCGAAAGCGCCCAATGATGGCGGCTACGGCGTAAACATCATTATCGACCACGGCGACGTACACGCGTGGTATTGCCATCTGGAAGAGGGCAGCTTTAAGCCGTACGTCAAGGTGGGTGCAAAATTGGGCCAACACGATTGGTTCTCACGCGTCGGGGCGACCGGCCAAACGTCGTTCCCAAACCATGTACACCTAATCATGCTGGAGGATATGCGGAACTACCGCCGCCTTTTGCCGGAATCATTCTGGCCTAAGTCCCTCTTCCACTGGTTCCCATACGCCAAAAGTTCGCAACTTGATAAGTTTTCGATAGGTGGTGACAACTTGAACGTGAATACAATATTCTCTGTCTTCATGCAAGGCCGCGGCGACATGAGTTATCTATCAAAACTCAAACCGCGCGTTGTCAAATTAATGGACGGCAAACAGTCCGAGATTGACGATATCCGCAAAATGACTCCTGATAGCTACATCATTAATCGGATCTACATTGATGACAGCACGGTCTCCAGTGACATTAATCGCGACCCAGAGGGGACCGCCGCGAATCATCACCAGCTTATAGTAGATCTCAAAATGACGGGCGTAGACTACTACCAGATTCAGAACGAGCAGAACCAACACCCGCCCGAACTGCAACTACTCAACCGCTACTACCTTCGCCTGATGGAACTGTGCGTATCGACTGGCCATCGCACTACCGTCATTGATTGCTCAGTCGGCAATCTTCATGTAGGCAAGGATCACCCTGGCGATTGGGAGCATGTGTTTCCCACGCTGGAATATGCGCAGTCTAACGGCTTCGTTGTGAATTGCCACCAGTATAGCCGCGAATCATTCTGGAATCCCGCAGTCTATCCCCCTGGCCATGCCCGCGCTGGGGAAGTGATCTACAATAACGACTGGTACATTCACAGACTCGAACACACCGCCATGCCCGTGCTGGATAAAGCTGGATTTGATAAATTGCGCTATGTCGTTGGGGAGTTCGGTCTGACCCGATTGTTAGCCGTAAATGACGAAGAACAAAAACCAGGGGGATGGCAGGTCTGGCGCTCTCATGAACAATACCGCGCCGACCTAATCAATGTCATGTCCTACCTGCTACAATGGTCGGATCGCATTCTGGGTTACACATGCTATCTCACGCACGCCTTTGCACCCTGGCAGACACATGAAATGTTCGGCATGAATCAGGACTTGGCCAATCACTATAGTGCGAATCCGCAGACAATCAAGCCGCTGATCAAGCCGAATGGAGGGACCGAACCCGTGTTATTCCAAGCCACAGTCATAAATGCGTCTGAATTGAACGTGCGTTCTGGACCGCCGATAAATAATGCACTGCAACCCGTGGTCGGTCAGGTACACGCCGATGATATAATCGATGTATTGGAGGCCGATAGTCTCTGGTGGAAGATCCGAAGCGCAGAACGAAATGTGACCGGCTACTCCTCCAGCACGTATTTGGAACGCATCGCCGCGCCTGACAGCCTCGAGGAACGCGTGACTACGCTGGAGCTTCGCATGTTTGCCGTCGAAGAGACGAACGAGGTGCAAGCGCGCGCCATCACTGATAACCAAACGACGATCAGGGTCGCTATGCTCTCAATTGAAAATCTTCAACGCCGCGTTGATGCGCTGGAAGCGGGTAACGTAACCCCACCGCCGACCGACGCAATTTTGTCGCCCGGGGTCACCCACATGGCGATGATCGTCAATCCTGGCGCACCATACTCAATACGCGATTGTTTCACGACCTTTCATGGCAGCTGGGAGCCAACTAGCGAGATATATTCAATCACGCAACACGCGCGTGACCGATACCTGCGCAAAGAGACGGGAGATGGCGGCGGCGGCGGCGACCATCATATTTTTGCTGGCGTGGTTGATGCCGACGGCGAGTTCATTACTGGCATTCCGATTTACTTTGAGCGCACCAATCGCGATGCGTCTATCACATATCATAGCGAAGAGCATAAAACCGGACCGCACGGATGGGTTAATCTTCCGGTCGAGGCAAGCACATATTGGCGCGTCAAAACAACTGGTGGCGGCGAGTTCATGACGCCGTTTTCATTGCCAAAAGAGGATGGGTCAACGCCAGGAAAACATCATGTTTCGTTATTCACGGTTTTTCATTTATAAATGACAAGCAGTACATTAGCCTCGAAAAGTGGGCGAGAGATAGGGTACAAGGGGTAAATATGTCCAGAGCAGTAGAAACTTTCCAATTAGTGCAATCAGGAACAACCGGTACGACAACCGGTACGACAACCGGCGCGGACATCTCGACCGATGGCGCAACGGTTGGCACTATCCAAGTAGACGACGCAAGCAGTGGTACTTTTGTTGTCGAGGTCAAAGCGCGCATCCATGAGGACGCCGAATGGCAAGTCTTGCAGGTCATCAATCAGGACAACACTGGTGCGACCGGGATCTCGATCTACCTGGGGTTGAATTCATGAGATCATCATTAAAATACGTGACGGTGCTTAATGGAACGGGCGTCTCCTACCTGCTGCGCGATGACTTTACCGATACTGCCGCCGCGCCCATCGGTGCGACACGTGCCGCGACGCCTGGACCAGGGACTCTCAACATAACTGACACGGCTGGAACGCGTGTCAGCGTGGCTTCTGGGGTGCTTTCTCTCGTAGGGAATGGCGGGTGGAATCAGGCGGGGTTTTGGTACACACCGGCCATTACCCGCGGCGCGGGCGTCACCGTCCGCATGAAGATCGCCAGTGGCGCAGGCGCAGGCGCAGGAGAGATTATGCTTACATCGTCTCAAGATGCGAATTTCCTAGGATATAGTAACCTTGGGGTAGAGACAGAATCTTCTGGTTCTTTTAGGGCGCGGCGCACATCGGGAGCTACGTCGCCACCCATCAACATATTATCCCGACTAGTTGGGGCTTGGTACAACGTCCTACGTGTGAATGGTCGCTACATATTGCACGACGATGGCGCTAATGTTGACCTGCTGTGGTGGGATGATTGGAGTAGCACCGCAACTCTGTATTTGGGCGCAACGCATCTGTCGTCTGGATTCCAAATTAATTTTGACGACGTAGCCGTACCTGAGACTGCACTTTTCGACATTGGCAGCCTAGCAATCGCGTCCGACTCATTCAATCGGGCGAACGGCTCGCTTGGCAACACTGATGGCGCTGGGCACGAGGAGGGCAATGGTGGTTCAGGGGCCGCGTGGACGGCGCAATCTGGAACGTGGGGCATTACTAGCAATAAGGCCCAAGCATCCGCACTCGGCAGCGGGATAGCGGTCGCCACGGCCACTTCATCGACGGAAGATGTGCTGATTGAATGCGATTTGGTCCGGTCTGGTGGCGTTGTCGGCATAGTGGCGCGCTGGGAGGATAGCAACAATTATCTACGTGCATATCATGATGGCACGAATGCTGTTCTGCAGGAGGTGGTATCTGGCACGGCGACGACGCGCATCACTGCCGCCGCCACCTACGCGGCAAACGCGTCTATACGTTTGCATCTGCGCGGCCAGCGTGCCATGCTCTATTACAACGATTTATACGTCGGCACCTACGGTACTACGATCACGTCCGTAAGCGGCACTGCCCACGGGCTGTACACGACCGACACGGGCAATACGCATGACAACCTGATAGTGTTCGGCAGCAATGGTTACAACGCGATACGATCCAATTTTCCGTGATATGGAAGTGATATGATGTTAGCCGTACTAGTTTGCACGATATTCTCAATCCTGATCAGCGATCCATCGCTGCACGAAGTCTCCGGTATGGTTGCAACGCCTGACGCCATCTATGTCCACAACGACAGCGGCGATGGGCCTTACCTCTACGCACTCAATCACGACGGTCAGCGCATAGCGACTACACAGTTCGCCAGCGTGCAGCCGATAGACATGGAATCGATAGCGATGGATGGCAGCACCTTCTACGTTGGCGACACAGGCCGCAATGCCCGCGGTGGGCCACTTTACACTGTCTACCGCTGGCCGCATGGTGAGCCGATCACGTTCCGCTTTCCGCAAAATGAGGTCTTCGACGTTGAGGCAATGCTCGTCATCAATGGCACGGCCATGGTCATCACGAAAGGTGTGCGCAGTGACCTGTATGTGCTGGAGGATGGCATCATGCAAAAAATAGGACGCCTTCAAGCGCCTGATGGCAGTAAGATTTACTACGTGACCGATGCGACGCGCGAAGGCGATAGGGTGCTGATTCGGTCTGTCTATCCGCGCAGCAGCCTGTACCTATTCGACTGGTCTAATGGTATCCAGCTACAGGCTATCCGCGAACTGCCCGTGGTGGACGAGCCGCAGGGTGAGGCCGTGGCGCTCCTGGGGGATACCTACTGGACAATGAGCGAGTTTGCAGGGCGTGGCTATACGTGGCTGCATCGGTATGAGGGGTGTTTGTAGAGATGGCGCGCAAGCGATATGACGACAAATTTAGAGCCAGCGCCATTGTTATGCTTCAGGCGGCTGGGTGGCCCGATGAGAAGGGCGCGCTTACCAGCGTGGCAAAGCACCTCGGTATACCGCTGGCGACATTATCGCGGTGGGCTAAGGAGAAAAATAACCCGCCACCTACCGAAGTTGTTACCGAAAAAAAAGGCGACTTGACCGCTCTGATAGATACTGAGATTCGCGGCATCTTTGGAGAAATGCCCAATGCGCGGAAAGATGCCCCGTACAATCATCTCGCCATCGCGTTCGGCATCCTTGCTGATAAACTTCAACTTTTGACAGGTGGCCCAACAGAACGGACGGAATTTAGAGATACATCCAATGCCAGAGAACTTATCACTAGCAGAATCTCTGAGTACTCTGCCAGAGATGGAAAGATTAGCGATACTGGCGAGTCTGACGGATGATGAAGTAAGTGCGCTGCAATATGATTGGAAATTCTGGGCAAGGCCAAAACAGTTACCGCCAGCTAATTCTTGGGATGTTTGGTTATTGCTTTCTGGCCGTGGATTTGGAAAGACGCGAGCGGGCAGCGAATGGGTGATCAGCCGCGCTATGCACGGTCCTTATCACCCTATAGCCCTGATAGGAAAAACTAAAGCAGATGTGCGCGATACGATGGTGGAAACTGGCGATAGCAGTATACTCAAGTGCAGCCCGCCCTGGTTTTACCCAAAATACGAAAGCAGCAAACGGCGGCTCACATGGCCCAACGGCATGGTAGCCATGATTTACAGCGGCGATGAGCCAGATCAGCTTAGAGGCCCACAGCATGGGTCGGCGTGGGTTGATGAACTTTGTAAAATGAGATACCCACAAGAAACTTGGGACAATATGGAGTTTGGCCTTCGTTTAGGGCTACATCCGCAAACGTGCATTACAACGACACCACGTCCCATGCCATTGCTCCGCGCGATAATAAGTGACGCGACGACCGTTGTGGTTACTGGCTCAACATACGAGAACGTAAGCAACCTGCCTGATAAATACCTGTCAAGATTGCGAAACAGATACGAAGGTACTAGGTTGGGTCAGCAAGAGATATATGCTGACATCTTGGATGACACGCCGGGAGCATTGTGGACACGTGGAAATATCGAGGAAACGCGGGTTAACAAATTCCCATCATTCCTGCGTGCTGTGGTGGCTGTAGACCCTGCGGTATCAGCGAATGAAGATAGCAGCAACGAAACTGGTATTATTTCCAGTGGCATAGATGAAGATATGCATGGCTATGTGGTTAGGGATTTGTCGGGGATTTATACACCAATGGAGTGGGCAGAAAAAGCAATCGTGGAGTACGACGCGTTGCGCGCTGATGCAATTGTGGCTGAAACAAATAATGGTGGCGATTTAGTGATTTCGAATATCAAGACGACGGCGCGCATCATGTTTGCTAAAGGCGAACGCGATACGGATTATGTGAATGTTGTGAGTGTGCGCGCCACCCGTGGCAAATATACGCGAGCCGAGCCCGTTAGTGGGTTGTATGAACAAAAGCGCGTGCATCACGTGGGCATGTTTGCGGATTTAGAAGACCAACTTTGCACATGGATACCGGGTAATGTCTCCCCTGATAGATTGGATGCACTCGTCTGGGGATTTACCTACATGCTCCCAGATATAGGGGCTAGCGGAAAACTATTACTATGACAAAGAGCTTTTTATTCGATGGCCAAAAAAGTATAGCACTGGAGCAATACCCGGCTGCAGCTTGGACAAGCCTGGGTGGTGGTGGAACAAAGGTCAACGACAGCCGCGCCGACATCCTCTCGGCACAAGCGTTGTATGAAACGGTGTCCGTTCTCTATCGCTGTGTGGAAATTCGCGCGGCCGCTATCACGCGAATCCCCTGGGCCATCATGCGCGGCGATGAAGAAATATGGCATAGCCTAGACTCACGCCCCCCCACACAACTGTCCCACATGCGGAGCTTTCGGCGCAATCTATGGCGCACTGAGGCGTGCTTGTCTTTAGCGCCAGAGGCATTCTGGTTTCACGTTCGCAACCGCGCACGTACCATCGAATACAAGTTTCTAGCACCGACCAGTACACGCGCCGTTTGGGATGAGGATAACGGGCTAATTGGCTTCGACCGCACGCTGAGTAGAGGCACAACGCGCTACGGCCTGGATGATATTGTCTACATTCCAAGGCTTAATCCGGTCCACGAAACTGAAGGCGGTCGGCCACCTGCGCAAGCCGTCATGTCATCGGCTGGTGTCATTTACAGCGTGGACGAATTTGCGCGTGGCTTTTTTGAGCGCGGCGCGATTAAGGCGACTCTCCTGCGAGTAGGTGGCAATCCTGAGCGGGGCGAGATTGATCGACTAAAAAAATGGTGGAAACGGTTTTTCACGGGCGTCAAAAACGCGTGGGGGTCAGAGGTTGTCTCGATGGATGTGGATGCCGTAGTTGTTGGCGAAGGAATTTCTGAGATTGGAAACACGGAATTGACCGAAGAAAAACGCCAAGACATAGCGACGGGTATGGGCGTGAATCACAGCCTGATTTTTGGCAATGCAGCGAACTTCGCCACGGCGGAACAAGATGCGATGAACTATCAGTCGCTCACCATGATACCCGAATTAGAAATTATTTTCGAGTGGCTAAATGAGCAAATTTTCGAGCCGCAGGGATTGATGATACAAGAGCGGTCACAGGAAATGTCCATCTTCCAGGCCGATGAGAATGAGCGTGGCGACGCACTAAAGAAGTACGTTGAGGCCGGTGTGCAGCTTAGTGTAGCCGCGGAAATCCTAGGCATTAGCCTGCCCGCGGGCATGGAGTACACCGACCTTGACCCAGAGGAATCGGCAGTCATTACGGTGGTCGAATCAGAGCCAGTAGGATTGATTGAGGATACGCAACCCGTCGAGCAGGAGAAGGCGCGCTTTCGCAGGTGGGCATCCAAGCGAAAAACCCCAAAGCCAAGCGCCTACGAATCGCAGCTACTCACGGATGAGATGAAATACGCCATCCTGGACGAGATGGCGAGGGGGGGGGATATAGCGGCTGAGGCCGCGACCTTTCGATGGGATGGCTACCCTTAAAGACTTTGACATCAAGGCGCTGGTGCTGCAACTCGATCCATCCGACGATGAGGCAGAGCAAGCCGCCAGGATGGAGACTGAGCGTAGAGCGGCTAACGACGTGCGGAGGGCGCTTAACGAGCAATCTGATGCACTGATGCCAGACAGCGTCAACGACGTGACTGCGATGGCTGGTCGTGTCGAGGAGACAAGCGAGAGCGTGAGTGACGCATTGCGCCGTATGCTGGTTTCATCATCTGACCTGGGTGTACAAATCGCCGTGCAGCAAATGGAGAATGTTGGCCTATCGTTTGACTGGACTCTCGCCAATGTTTCGGCCAGAGAATGGGCCAATCAGTATACGGGCGAACTTGTATCTGGCATCAATGACACGACCCGCCGCACGATACAGCAATCCGTCGCGGCATGGATTGATAATGGAGATCCGTTATCATCACTGGTGAAAGAATTGGAGCCTCTTTTTGGACGGCAACGTGCGGAATTGATAGCGAGTACTGAGGTGACAAAGGCGTTTGCTGAAGCCAACCGGCTGGCGTATATCGAAAGTGGCGTGGTAGATGAGCTTGAGTGGAGGGTCGCCGCCGATGAGCGCGTTTGCCCACTTTGTGCGCCGCTTGAGGGGCAGCGCACATCAATACATGGTAACTTTGATGGCGTTGGACTACCGCCTCGGCATCCGAGATGCCGATGCTGGATAACGCCCGTAATAGATGACTAATAATTAATCAGCGGTATCTGGTTGCTCTTGACGGCTTTCCTTATGCGCTTTATGCACCACTTTATCTGATTATTTATCTGATCATCGTCAAAACGCAAAACAACATATCCCGCCTTAGCAAAGTATGCGTCCTGCCCTTTGTCTTTGCGCCTAACCTTTGGCCTATCGTGCCAGTATCTGCCGTCACACTGAACTATTACATTTGTCTCGTGAAGGAGGAAGTCAACCATGAACTTATCGAAAAATATCACTTGTTCCTTAAAAGGTATGTACAGGGACAAGGCCATCGTAGCGATGCACTTGAAGTCGCCAGGGCCACACCAATGGAACAGTGTGGCCGAGCGCAAGCCAGAAGACAAGGCGGAAATACTTGCTTGGGATGGAAATGAAGTGATGGCGGTATACTACCAGGAGCCACGTCCTGACGAGAATGGTAAGCATCGAAAAGAGAAATGGGCGTATCATGACTTCCTTGTCACTGGCATCACGCATTGGATGCCGATGCCAGACCCACCAGCGACTGAGGGTGATACATGATGCCCTTGACACCCTTCGAGTCACTAGCAATAGTAGCGGTCGTATCGATTCTGTACCTTGGGGCCGTTGCAATCGCATCTTTTATTGGCTATCACTGGGATAAATAAACATGAACGAAGATCTAATTGTGGAAAAGATACTATTAATTGAAATCGATCCTAGCAAAAAGTACCTGATCCATGTCACTGTCCCACAGCGCACTAGTCATTCCGAAATCGCGAGACTTGACAAAGCAATGGAATACGCCCTAGAGCGCCTGGGGGTTTCTCCTGTCAATGCTCATTACATAATCACGACCGATGGGTGTAAAATAGGAGGAACTCCCCATGCCAACGATAATACTTGAAGGAGCGCCACGCGCGCGCCGAAAACTAAACGACCTTGACGATATAAGCGACATCCTACGTAAGCCGATGGACCGCGCTCTTTTCCGACTGGCCGAGAAAATGTCTGTGTATCCTCCCCCTCCTCCTGGGAGTACCTATCGCAGGACCGGAACATACGGACGGCGTTGGACCACTGCGCAGCGCGAGATACGCACAGCCACGGCCACACGTATCGAGGGCCGTATCGGCAACAATACGACGTATGGTCCGGTGGTTGGCAGTGCGCAATTTCAGGCAAAAATCCACAAAGACAGATGGAGTACCGACGAGGATGTTGCCGCGCAGGAAGAGGAGTGGATTGGCGAGCAATTCGAGAAGGCAATGGATGATAGGGTAGATGAGTAAGGCAGCACAAGAGCATCGGTTGCAAAAGCGTCACAAAGATGATACAATGTTTGCACAGATTCCAGACGGCATGATGATAGTGTCTGTCGCTGAGTATGAGCGCATGAGGCGTGCATTGGTGCAGCTTCAGCAGACGCTCAACCCCTTTTTTGGCCTTGACAGATTGCAGACAAGTAAGCAGAGACGCAGGGATGCCAAAGACGTTTGAAAGCCTTCATAAGCCGCAGGTCGAAAAGCACCGCGAACACTTGGAAAGCTAAGGAAATCATCAGGATTGCAACAGAGTGACAACAGGCTATCATTAGCCTGACAAATACATAAACACGCTCAACCGTTTAGAACGCAGGGGCGATTATCACCTACGGGTGATGGTCGCCCCTTTTTTATTTGCAAAATTATGGCCGATAGCACGAATGGTTTCCACACTAGCATCATGGTTGCGCTTTACGTTCCAGAGGGAGCAAGGGCGCAACTAATCGAATACCAGTCAACCCTGCCGGAAGGTAGCGACCTGACGCCATCGGATGAATTTCATATCACATTAGGCTACTTCGGCAAGGTTGACGAAGTGCGGTTTAGCGAATCTGACATTCTCGGTGCGTTGGCAGAATTATCTAGCCAGTTAACTTCGGTACGCGCTCGCGTCGGTGGTGTGGGGCGTTTCTCAAAGGAGAGCGATGGAAAACAGGCGGTTTGGGCGCAAGTAGATTCGCCGCAAATTATCAATATGCAGGATAAGGTCTTAGAGCATTTGCGCAGACGTGGCATTAGCGCATCGCGCGAGCATGGATTCACGCCACATATTACGCTAGGGTATGTACCCGCCGAGATGCCTGCTTCCATGCTTGCGCCCCCAGAGATCGAAATTGGTTTTGGCAGTATTTACCTATCGCATGGTGACAATGTGACAAGGCTGCCATTGCAAGGAGAAACGATAGTGGCAGAACTTACCGAGGGGAACGCGCTCAAGGCACTCAGTGTGACTGACACAGAATTTCGTGTTGGGAATTACATGGCATTGTTTGGGGGGCGTGACCTAGAGGGCATAGCAAGTCCGCGTGTAAATGCCGATGGTAGCTTTGGCGAGTATTTCACAAAGGCGACCAAGTTTGACAGTCCATACACAGAGTTGGATATGGTGGCCATAGATTGGGAGCATGGAGTAGCACCACAAGATGAGCCTGGGCGAGATGATTTATTGGGCCGCGTTGACTGGAAAACAGCCAAGATAGACGACAAGGGGCTGTTCGTTGAACGCGTCTTGAATCGGCGTAATCAGTATGTACAATTTTTGGAAGAACTTATCAAGTTGGGTCTTATCGGGACGTCCTCGGAGCCGATACAGAACGGCGCAAAGTCGGCAAAAAATGGCGAAATTACCGAATGGCCATTAATGCGCGATACCCTCACAGTTACCCCGATGGAACCGCGCATGATGAGCGAGAACACGCTCACGGCATTTAAGGCATTGTCACAGCGCATACCCGCGCTGAAATCATACATTGGCAACGCTGGCGAAGACGCCAAGACGGATCGTCCAGAGGCAGACCGTACATCTGCGGACCCCGTAGCGAACAAATCAGACGTAGCCAAACGTTTATCTATTGAAGTGGAACTATTGGAGTTATCACTATGACGCTAGAGCAACTGTTAGCTGCCGCTCGGAAAGCTATCGCCGCTGGCGATCTGAAAGAGGCGGAGAAGCTGACCAAAAAAGCAAAGGCGGTGAAGGCGCTTGACGACCTTTCGCCTGAGCCAAGCACGCCTATCACCGAGTCCGACGAATTCAAGGCACTTAAGCTAGAGCTTGACGGGCTGAAAGAATTCAAGGCGAAAATCGAAGCGGAGCCGCCAATCAAAGCGGCGGGACACATGACCGTAACGCAGGACGAGGCAGACAAAAAGTCTACACAGCCGTGGAAAACACTTGGCCATTTTCTCAAGGCAGTGCAGGTGGCCGCGCAAACGCCAGGGCTGATGGATGATCGCCTGAAAGCGCAGCGCGCAAAGGCCGTTCTCGGCGCATCCGAAGGTATTCCCGCGGATGGCGGCTACCTTGTCCAGCCTACGCATGTTCAGGAATTGTTCACTCTGGAACATGCTACGGGCGAAATCCTAACGCGTGTACGACGTTTGCCTGTCGGGGCGAACAGCAACGGACTGACGATGAACGCAGTTGACGAAACCAGCCGCGCAAATGGCTCGAGGTGGGGCGGCGTGCAGGCGTATTGGGCGAGCGAGGGCGATGCAGCTACAGCAACAAAGCCCAAATTTCGCCAGATGGAACTAAAGTTGAACAAGCTGCTCGCGCTGATGTATGCGACGGACGAGCTTTTAGCCGACACAACCGCGCTTGCATCCGTTGCGCGCATGGCTGTGAATGAGGAGCTTACCGTCCGATCAGAAGAGGCCATCTTCCGAGGCACTGGAGCGGGACAACCAGACGGCATCCTGAATAGCAATTCTCTGGTAACGGTCCCAAAGGAAACAGGACAGGCTGCTGCCACCATCGTTCCACAAAACATTTTCAATATGTGGTCGAGAATGTGGGCGCGCAGCCGAGCGAATGCGGTATGGTTCATTAATCAGGACATTGAGCCGCAATTGTTCGGGCTGGAACTACCGATTGGTACGGGCGGTGTACCTGTCTACTTGCCCCCTGGTGGACTGAGCCAATCACCTTTCGCAACATTAATGGGGCGTCCGGTTGTGCCAACGGAAGAAGCTAGCACGCTTGGCACGGTTGGCGATATTGTGTTAGCGGACCTGACACAATATATCATGATTGACAAAGGTGGTGTGGAAGAGGCCGAGTCAATGCACGTGCAATTCTTGACTGACCAAATGACGTTCCGCTGGACATATCGCCTAGATGGTCAGCCTGGATGGTCAAGCGCCATGACGCCCAAAAATGGCACCGCTACCCAATCGCCATTTGTCACAGTAGCTACACGGTCATAGGGAGATAATATGCTACCAAAATTACACTGGATTAAAGGGCTTGACCCTGTGGCCGATGCCTTCGCGGGGACCGTTACCAGCGATGTGGTGAACGCGATTGGTGAGGGGGTGTTGTGGGTAATTCACAAAGGCGTTGGGGCCACAGGGACTAGCACGATCACCGTTCTGGCTTGCGATGATGTGACGCCGACAACGAGCGCGGCGGTCGCGTTTATGTATCGCACGAACACGAGTGGCGATACGTGGTCAGATTGGACACGAGCCACTACCGCGGGCTTTACGACAACCGCGGGAAGTTCACAGATGTACCAAGTTTATGTTGAAGCCACCGAGATTGGGGCAGAAGGCTACGGCTACGCACAGTTAAAAGCCGTGGAAGTTGCCAATGATCCAGTCCTTGGCGGCATCACGTGCGCCATCGTCAATCCGCGCTATTCGGAAGTTGATTCTAGCTTGGCTGACTAAGGAATTCATCGCATAATCGCCCACGTAGGGCGCGGTCTAGGAGGCCGCGATTATGGCAAATTTACATAGCCGCCGAGTAAACGGCAATTTGGTCTTTTACGACAACACTCAGCAGCGCATAATCGACGCTATTGGACCAGACGTGACCAAGTTCATACTGAATACGGCGTTTGCTGCTGACGACGACACAACCGGCGACCTGTCTGGTTTTACGCATACGGCAGTCGAGGTGGGTGCGGGGAGTAGCACGGCGGTCCTTGCAGACAATACGCTATTAATCACTGCGGCAGCTAATGAGAATGACGGCGTTAACCTACAGGTCAAGGGCGAAGCATTTGACCTGGGGTCTGGAAACTACACGTATTTTGGTGTCAACTTCCAGACCAACGACGCAACCCAAACCGATGTACTGGCCGGTCTTTGTATCACAGACACAACGCTGCTGGGCGGCATGACGGACGGGGCTTACTTTGAATGTCTTGACGGTTCAACCGACATTAATTTCGTACTGGAAAAAGACAGCACCGAGACAACGAGTGCCAGCGCGGTCGGAACGTTAGCCGATGCCACCAATGTCACACTCGAATTTATTTTCGATGGAACCAACGTGGACGCTTGGGTCGATGGCACATTGCAAACGCGGCTCGCCATTACGAATCTGCCCGACAACGAACAGCTAACCCCGTCAATCCATTTCCTAACCGGTGAAGCAGTGGCAAACACTATGACCGTCAATTGGTTGCGTGCGGTGCAGGTCAACGCATGATGACGCTGGATAAGCTAGAAAAGCGCCACGCTGAACTACAGCAGGAGCAGCGCACAGCCGAGAGGCAAGTCCAGCGTATTATCGGCGCGTTGCTGTTGTTGAGCGAATTAATTAAGGAGTGTAGAGAATGCGACAAGGCGAACGAGGTCGAAATCTCGAACAAGGCGAGCTAATCACTCTCGCTAGCAGTTCGGCACGGACGGCCAGCGGGAATGGCGAATGGGTTCCGGTTCTTGGCGAACGTATCCAGTTCTCGTGGATCCTCAACATAACAGCCAGTGCTACCGATGCGGGGGACACCCTGGACGTATATATCGACGTGTCATTTGACGGCGTCAACAGCGCGGGGAATGTGGTGCATTTTACGCAACAGGCGGGTAATGGTAGCGCAGCCAAAGGACTGGCCGTTGTTGGCGCATCGGCTACATCGACCGGAACGACAGTCATTACCAGTGACGCGGCGGTGGCCACAGTGCGCCAGGGTTTCACTGGCCCCTATTGGCGCGCAAGGTGGGTAATTGTGGATAGCGGCAACGGCAACAGCAGTCATACATTCAGTGTGACGGGGTATGCGCTATGAAGATTACCTTCATCAAAGACCATTTATCTGTAGCGTCCGGTAATTCTTTTTACAAGGCGGGCGCGCAGGCAGATTTGAGAAAAGGTCAACACCTGATTGACATTGGGGTTGCACGTGCGGGGTGGGAAGCCGCCAGACCCAAAGCGAACTCGGCGGGTGTGTCACCCGACATCGTTGAAGAGGTATTGGAGGACGCTATTGATTTGCTGGACTTCGCCAGCATGAAAAAGTCTGACGTGGTAGAAGTCGCGGAATCCTACGGTATCATTACTGCTGGCATGAACAAGACCCAACTAATCGAAGCACTGACTGAGGCTAAGTGATGGCGCTATTCGAGAAGTGTTTCGAGGGGGGAAAAATCACCGTCAAAAACATGGTGAGGGAAAATCTGGATAAGGGGCGAACCACAAGCTTTGTACTTCTCGACTTTGTTAAGTCGCCTCTGATCATATCGTTGGTTGCCTTCGATTCCCCATACTTCGATATAGGTTTCGCGAACCAGGAAGTCTGCTCTTTGAGGGCTTCTTCCCCCATTCCACCAAGGGACTGTAGGCTGAACATTATGAACGATCCCATGCTCGAAAAGCCATACGTCAACAGCGTATTCCAATCCCGAATCAACGATATGTCCGTCTGGACATTCTCTTGGCTTAGAAAAACCGCGTTGCCGGAGCGAGACGCCAGCGGAGCGCAACTTCCTAGCGATTGTATTGCGCGATACCCCAAATTGTTTGCCCAGCGCCGTGGTGGTTTCCCCTGCCTTATAAAGTTTGGCGATTTCGTCTATAGGAACATGAACATACTTATGGTTCTTCGCCCCAGTGCGTTTCTGATTGGCAATTTTTGCCTTTTCTTGTACGAGCGGGTCTGTAAGTATTTTCCCTGGGTCAACTGGTCGTTGCGCAATTCCGTGATTCTTAAGAATAAGGCGAATGGTCGGCGTCGTCACTCCGGCGTCATCGGCTATGCCTTTGAGCAATTCCCCCGCCGTGTATCGTTTAACAATCTCAGAATTACTCAGACTGAGGGGGGCAGTGTAGAAACATTTACCTTTTCGCCAAATCTCGTAACAGGCGCGTCCACAAAAACGAACACCGGCTCTTACTCGGTATGGCTGTACCTCAAACTCAATATCGCAAACTTCGCAAACTATCTGTATCTTTGGCTTAATAGACGGCATAAGATTCCTTTTCACTTTGACATTCACACAAGTTCCTATATAGGATTTTACCACACTTGCGGAGCAATGTAAATGTATTGTACTACTGAGCAAGTCAAAGCCTACCTCGGTAACAGCACAACTGACGATGACGCGCTGCTCGACGCCCTTATCCCGCGTGCGCAAGCAGGTCTTGACCGCCATTGGCATCGCACTTTTGAGGCAACGTCGGACACAACGCGCTACTTTGATGCAAAGTGCGACACTGACGGTCCAATGCTCTACTTCGACGAGGATCTTGCCAGTATCACCACCGTCACCAATGGTGATGGTACAACTATTGCCAGTACGAAATACACCACGGTTCCGCGCAATCGCTCGCCGTGGTGCGCGATAAAGCTGTTGTCGTCAAGTGGCCTGACCTGGGAATACGACAGCAACAACGATCCGGAGGGGGCTATTGCTGTGACGGGCAGATGGGCATGGAGCGTTACGGCTGACAGCGATATAGAGCATCTGTGCATCCGGTACGTTGGGTGGTTGTATCGGCAGAAAGATAGCCAGGTCTATGACATTACAGCTACGCCGGAATTGGGCGTAATCACAATCCCGCAGGGCGTGCCAAAAGATTTGCGCCTAGCGATAGATTCGTACCGGAGGCGCTCATAATGGCCGGAGTTTCCAGTACGCTCGACCTGTTTCAAGCGCTTCACGCTGGTATCGATGGTGTCACATCTGCACCCACGTCGTACCCAGGCAGCATCAATACCAGCGATCTCCCAATGGTGATTACGTTCCCCTCGCAGGCAACCACATCGCTGCAAACATTCCAGCCGAGAGCAATGGGATCGGCGCGTGCTAAAAAAGAAATGATACGCGACTATTCCGCTCGACTATTTATCGAGCCAGCAGCGCAGGACACATATGATGCCGTCATGCAGACGGGAATTACATTATTGCAGAGGTTTCTTGACGCGTATTGGAACAACTTTGTGCTGGCTGAAAATCTCGTGCAGATACGCGAGATACGAGATAGCGGCATAACGAGCGGGGGGCAATTGGTGGGCAATCGCGGATTGACCTACGCAGGCATAGACTACACCGGGATTATTTTCGAGATAAACGTACAGGAGATGTTTAGCTGATGGCTATGAAAAGTAAGAAGATTGACGACCATAAGGGTCAGAAGCGATACATCGCCCTGCGGCGCATTGCTACCCGTCAGGGTGATGAGGTATGGAATCCTGGCGCTGAGATATGGTTAGACGATACCAAGGCGGCGTTGTACTTGGCTAAAACCGTCGTACAGCCTGCGGATGAGACAAAACCGCCAGAGCAAAATAGCGCAGCAGTCAAGGTGCATGAGGCAAATGAGGAGGTGGTAAATGGCGACACTCACGGTACAGCAGCCTGATCACGATGGAACAACCATCACATTTGCAGCCGTGGCCGCATCGGACGTGTTCGCAAACGACGGCAACATCATCGCGCTTTTTGATAATGGAAGCGGCGGCAACATCACGATCACAACCACGGCGGCGGGGACGCCTGGGGGCCTGTCGCTGTCCGACGTGGTGACGGGCAATATTGCAAATGGCGCAATCGGCGCTGTCGGACCTTTTGACCCGACACTATTCAACAATACCAGTGGGCAGGTGACGCTGGCCGCAAGTAGCACGTCATCTGTGACTGTTGCTATAGTCAGAGTGAAATAGGAGTAAATCATGGCACAAACAACCGGCAGCTTGCCGCAGGGGAAATGTCAGGTAGAAGTCAGCGTAGACGCCTCGGCATGGACAGATGTAAGCGGCTCAAGTGCGTCTGTGAGTTTTTCTGGTGGCGACCAACTCACCGGTGAGCAGCACACATTTGATGGTCAGTTCCCCATTGTGACGGGTAGCGGCAAAATGGGCGCGCTTACTGCCACATTCAATATTTTCTATACCGAGACCGCATCCGAGGCATTTACAGTTGTGTATGACCGATTCAAGGACGGGGCAGCAGGGACCATTGCTGTGCGCTATTCACCCGCCGGGGGCCAATCTACTGAGTCGCGATACTTTGCCAGCGATGACGCGGGTAGTGCGGCAACGCTGGTCCCCATAATCAATTGTCCACCCCCCGATGCGGACTCGTCGTCTGGAGATGCAATCATGGCTACATTTAGCGTTCTCGCTCCGCAGTTCAAGGAAGAGACAATTTCATAATGATAACCACAGTTAGGCAGAACGGGACAGAGCCAGAGGTTTTGCTTCCTGAGCCATTCGATGCGAATGTGCAAATATCATTCAAGAAAGTTACGCCGCTGCAAATTGAGATTGCCATTGACGCGTTGACCGTAGCCGATCTTGAATTCGTGGAGCGATTGTCAGATAGCGGCGCAACCACAGTCGAGATTGTTGATTTCCTCGCAAAAGTCATACCGGACACAGACATCAACACGATTCCGATACGCGCATTGCCGTTGATCAGCGATGCCGTAGTCTCTGCAATCGGTGGGGCGTCTGACCCAAACGCCTAAGCCAACGCCTTACACAGTACCTGTGGACAGGCGTTGGCAATTGCCCGCGCGAGTATAGCGCACATGTAATCATGCGTGACATTTGGCACTGCACCCCATCCGATTTTCGGTCGCAGCGACTATCTGATTATCTAGTCGCACTGCGCGTGATGTCCATAGAGCAGCGGGTCATTAAGATGCGGGCGCAACGAGTGAAGAAGTGACAACTCTCAATTTCATAATCGACGCTCAATACAAAGCGGGCCGCATATTTGGACAGGCCCGCGGTGACATAGATAGCCTTGACGAATCGGGCAAGCGCGTAAGCGGCACAGGCGGTGGACTTGGCAAGCTATCTGCCATGTTGAGCAGCGGACTTGTTGTGGCTGCTGGCGCAGCGGTGACAGCCGTTGGTGGACTCGCTACAGCCATCGTTGCATCCACGCAAAAAGCTAGCAGCCTTGAAGATCAGATGAGCGGCATTGCGGCTGTCATGGGTAAGACCAGAGAGGAGGTCGCCCCGCTCAAGGATCTAATCCTCCAACTTGGTATCGACCCAAAACTGAAGGTCAACGCGACCGAAGCGGCAAACGCCATTGAGATGTTAGGCCGCAACGGCCTGTCCATGTCCGACATCATGGATGGCGCAGCGCGCAACACGGTCCTGCTGGCCAACGCCACGGGTGCTGATTTTGGCGCTGCCGCCGACATCGCTACCGATGTGATGAGCCTATTCAACATAGAGGCCGCAGACATGGGTACGGCGGTTGATGGCATTACGTCGGTGGTCAATAATTCCAAATTCTCCATAGATGATTATCGGCTGGCACTGGCGCAAGGTGGCGGTGTTGCGGCGACTGTTGGCGTCGAGTTTGATGATTTTAATACAACGATAGCAGCCATATCTCCCTTGTTCGCGTCTGGTTCTGATGCTGGCACTTCCCTGAAAACCATGCTACAGCGCCTAAATCCGCAAAGCAAGGCGGCGAAGGTAGCAATGGAGGAGCTTGGCCTGATTACTGAGGACGGCAGTAACCAATTTTTTGACGCCAGCGGTAACATGCGCAGCATGAGCGAGATTTCTGGCTTGCTCAACGGCGCGCTATCTGGACTGAGTGATTCACAGCGCAACCAAGCATTGACCACCATATTTGGATCCGATGCCATGCGTGCGGCAGCTGGAACGGCAGAGGCGGGAAAAGTGGCTTACACTGACCTAGAAACCGCAGCAAAGGAACTCGGGGTTAGCGTCGATGACTTGGCGGGGTTTGCTGACGGAGGAATTACTGCGTTTGAGGGCTTGCAGGCTCAAATGGGTAAAGTGGATGCTGAGGGTTCTGCCGCTACGCGAGTAGACAACCTCAAAGGCTCGATGGAGATTCTATCGGGCATTGTCGAGACATTACAACTAAGGATTGGTGAAAAGTTCCTCCCTGTTGTGCGCAATATGGTTGATGCTCTCGCTGCATTTCTGGACAATCACGCTGATGATATAGTCGCCTTTTTCGATGACGTTGTACTCGGCGTCGAGATTGCCGCAGAGGCGATCAAGCGCCTCGTTGGCGTTGGTGAAACCGATCTGCCAAGGCTGAAAGAAGCCTCAAATTTCGATCTTGGTTTCCTCGACAACATAAAAGGCGAAACGCTTACGGATCGTCTCGAAAACATGCTAGCAGCGGGAATAGAATATCTAAATACCGTCGAATTGGTCAATTTGTCAGAAGCTTTTAGTGGGATGTTTTCCCGGGCGTTCGGTGACGCGGCAGAGGGCGAAGGGAGCAGATTATGGACAGCTATAGGGGATGGCTTTCGTAATTCATTTCAACTCACCGAAGGGGGGTTTTTGGACACGATGGTCAGTGGCTTCAAGGACGCTTGGCAAGCCGTCAAGGATTTCTTTGGCATTGCCTCGCCATCCACACTAGCAATGGGCCTCGGATGGAACATTTGGCAAGGGCTGGTCGATGGATTTAATGGCCGCATAACCGAAGTCAAAGGCCATTTTAGTGCCGTGCTGGGGGATATATGGGGCGCAATGGCGAATGTGTTCAATACCGAAAAGTTGCTAGGCTTCGGTGCCAACATATTGTACGGCCTCAGAGACGGCATTGGCAACGCGTTTGAAACCGTGAAAAACGATGTTAGCGGCTGGATGACGACCTTGGCAGATCTAGTCCCCGATATTTTCAAGCTTGGCTCGCCGTCACGTCTCTTTGCTGGCTACGGCATGAACATCATGCAGGGGCTTTCTGGCGGGATAAAGGCGGGACTCGGTGAGGCTCTATCCACAACCGAGATGGCAATGGGGGCTGTTGTAGGCACCGCCAACAATATCACCAACAACAATTCCCGCCAAGTGGACAACACGTTCAACGTTTCGTTTGCTGGCAGCGCACGCCAAAACGAGGCTGACGAGGCAACGCGTCTTATCAATATGCTCAGTAATACTGTATCAGTTCCGGTATAGATTATGGCTTTTACAATCCAAGTAATAGACGAGGCAGGCACAACGCACACATTATCTGGTGGAACAACCACTAATTTTGTGCAAATGACAGGTGTTGGCGTGCCCTCCGTGCAGCGCAACATTGAGCCTGCACTCAACACAAATGTGCATCAGGACCGCGGGTTTCGCCTAGAGCCGCGGCGCATTGATTTGACGCTATACATTAGCGAGTCAACGGCCAGCGCAGCAGAGGCCACACTAGACACGGTTGCCAGCATATTTGAGCCGACGCAGAATCCGCTCAATCTGAAAATCACGCGTGAGGATGCGGCGGTACGCCAAATTGATGTGTATTTGGACGGCCAAATAGATTACCCAGTCAGCATCTATGACAGACTCGATGGCAGTGTGCAAAAAATTACTGTTCCTCTCGTTGCGCCCGACCCCATTTTTTATGACCCCGCACAAGTGACTGAGACGGTGGATTTATCATCAGGCAGCGGCAATGCCACAATTAGTGCCAGCGGATTAACATGGTACGACTATCCCGTGATTGAAATAGACGGACCTATCACCAGCCTTGGCATAAATCCATCTGCATTCTCGGCGGCTAATCTCTCCTTTTTTGGCAATACAATTGCGAGTGGTCGCACATATACCATAGATCTGCGGCCAGGATTCAAGACCATATCGGATGATCTGTCGACCAACAAATTGTCAGAATTGCAGGTAAGTTCGCGCAACAACCTGCACGGAATGCTGCGCGTGCATTCCGAAAAATTCTTGTCTGCGTATGGGTCTGGCGCACCTAGTAGCACCGTGATCTCCTTCTCTGGAAGCAGCACAACTGGTGCGACCGAAGCGCGTGTACTGTATTACAAAAGATACTTGAGTCTCTAATGGGCTACCGTCGCCAGTACAATATTAAAATATACGACCAATCTACCGGCACTTTGCATGGCATCTGGAATGATGGACTATCGCTACAATACCGCAAGAAGGTCAACGACGTGGGTATGTGTGTGTGGGCGGTACAGCCAGATCATCCTGCGCTCTCACTTGTTGGAGAAGACGATAGAGTAGAAATATCTGTCACCGATGGTGCCAGTACCGGCAGCTTTCTAGCGTGGGAAACTGACTACCATGGGGTGTACAGGGAACAGCAGACATCCACAGACCAATCAGGCAACGAATACAAATTGCTCTATTTCCCATCCGCCGAAGAGGTCCTGGCACGCTCCATCGTTGCATACAAGGCGGCAACGACAGACAGAAGTCTGTTTTCGTCACGTGCCATCTCTACCATATTCTCAAATGTGTGGAGGTATAACTGCACCACTAACGGCACAACAGCGGATGGCAGAGAAAGAGACGCCATCTCTACCGTGTCAACCACAGGTACCGGGTCAGCCAGCGCAACAACCATCGACTACCGATGCGCGTGGAAAAATGTACTCACCGCATTGCAGGAACTAGCATTCCTTGGTGGCAACACATTTGATGTGGTGCGCAACATCTCTACCAATGAGCTTACTGTCCGCGTCGATACTACCAGCACTGATGTCAGCAGCGATGTTGTCTTCTCGCTCGCGATCAACAACATGGGGCAGTCCGCATTGCAGCAAAACAAGATGTTGGAGAAAACAGTTGCCATTGTGGGTGGGGCTGGTCAAGAATCTAGTCGTACCGTGCGAACACGTACAGGAGTCAACCAGTCAGCCACAAATGACTACGAAATATTCGTAGATCACAAGGACACATCAACAACCTCTATACTTGATGACCGCGGCGATATTGTCTTGTCAGATCGTCAAGCGCGCACAACCATCAGCGCCGACATACTACAATCGTCGGGCTATCAATATTTAGTCGATTACGAGGCGGGGAATATAGTCACGCTGGACTTTGGCGGGTCAGCAGTTACGCGCCAGATAAGCCAAGTAAACGTGAGATTCACGCCGCACATGCAGGTGGATATAGTTCTGAGAGAGCCACTATCGTGATACAGACAAGCCTAAAAATTGATACACCGGCTGGTGGTGACAAGCTGATCACCGAGCGTTTAGCCGCTCAAGAAATCCTCGAAGGTGCCACAGGAGCGCCAAGTCACGCGAGCGACCACATCACTGGTGGGTCAGACGAGATCGACGGGGACAAGCTCGATATTGATTGGACCCCATCCAACTACACGCCATCCACGTCCCCATCGGAGGCGGATAGCCTCGACAATCTCACTGCTCACCTGTATGGTATTGATCAGGGATTGGGCACAACGGCCAGTCACGCTAGCACGCATATCACAAGCGGCAGTGACGAGATCGACGGGGACAAGCTCGATATTGATTGGGCGGCTATTGGGTACACGCCATCGACCACGCCAGCGGAGGCAGATAGCCTTGATAATCTTACTGCTCACCTATATGGCGTAGGCCAGGAGCTTAGCGACAAGATCGACGAGGACGGGAGCGTCCCATTAACGGCCAATTGGGACATTGGCAATACCCGCGCCATTCTAGCTGACACCATTCGAGCCAGGGATGGTGATGGCCTAAACCTACAGGACGATGGCGGCAACGGCATATTTGTTGAGGATGGCGGTCAGATTGGCATCGGGACCAGTTCGCCAGTTCGGCTTTTGCACATTGGCGGCGGTGGCCAGTCACCCACTAACTCGATGGAAGGCATCTATGTCAACCCAAACTTCACCACTGCGCAAATAACCGCCGAAAACAGCAGTGGCGTCGAGGGTGGCATGAATCCCCATTCGGATAGCAATTTTTATTTAGGTACGTGGTCAAATCACCCGCTGCAATTGACGACGAACAATGTTGCTAAGGTGACGGTCTTGGCTGACGGCAAGGTGGGCATAGGGCAATCTGCCCCTGCGCGCACTCTCCACGTGGGCGGCGGCGCGCAATCACCCACCAACTCGATGGATGGTATCTACGTCAACCCGAATGCTACAACAGCGCAAGTCACCGTCGAGAATAGCAACAGCGTCGAAGGTGGAATGAACCCTCATTCTGACAATGTTTTCTACCTTGGCACGTGGTCAAATCATCCGGTGCAGCTATCAACAAATAACACAAGCAAAGTCACTATTCTTGCCGATGGTAAGGTCGGCATCGGTATTACCTCCCCTGCGCGCGACCTGCACATTGGGGACGGTAGCCAGACGCCGACAAATGCAGGAGATGGATTGTACGTCAATCCAGACGGAAATTCCATACAGATCACGGCGGAAAACAACCTGGGGGACGAGGGTGGCATCCTAGTTCACAGCGACGGGATTACATACATAGGTAGCGTTTCAAGTGACAATCTGGCGCTGATGACCGGCAACTCGGCCAGGGTGGTCTTGGACACCAGCGGCGACATGCTCATAGGTGCCGGGAGTGCTTCTGGACAATTGCATGTGGACCAGAGCAGCACAAGTGGCGCGCAGCCAGTGCTGTATCTAGATCAGGCTGATGTGTCAGAGGAGTTTATCCGTTTTCAAGCGACAGCGGGTGACTCCAACGCGGTTAGCACAAATATAGTCGGGAGCCATTACGGGCGCGTGCGCGTCAATGTAAATGGCACCGACATGTGGATGCCGGTATTCAACGATGATTCGACAAGCGATTGGACCGGTGTTACATTTGCGAGTGGGTGGAGCAACCTGTCGGGTGCGCAAACGGTTGAATACAGAAAAATTGGGGATATAGTGTACCTGCGCGGGACTACCGAACGCACATCTGGCAGCGGGACAACAATATTCACGCTGCCGTCTGGATACCGACCACCAGCCCAACTTCGCCTTGCGAATCGCTCACGATGGAGCAATGCGATTGGCGAATTGCCATCGCGGATGACCATCTCATCCGCGGGCGTGGTCAGCATGACCGGCGCGATTGTCAACTCCGAAAACTGGCTATCGCTAGACGGATACAATTTTTCGGTAACCACCTAGAGATCTCTACGACCGAGGGGCGCAACTTTTAGACCTAGCGGTATGCGGGTAATATACGCATACCGCCTTTGCGATCAGGAATCAAATGTCACAAGACCCCGCAAAACAAGCCAACTCCTGCGCCGCCAATGAGGCAAAGCATTTTTCAATTGCCGCCTCTATTTTGGCTGGGTCAAACGCTACGTTGCTGCCGTCTCGTTTTGTAATTGTCTTTTGGTTCATCGGCTGGCTCCTTTGGACTTGATGTGGTCAAGTCGCGATTCTAATCTAGCGTAAAGGCTCTCATGCTCCCCGCGAACGTAATCCTCTACCATATAGCAAATGGCCGCACATAGCCTTTTTATGTCGGCTCCTTCGACATAAAAAATAACCGTCTCTCCACATAAACTTATAATCCTATCTATGCGGTGGTCATCTGTCCAGGTATAAGGGCGCGGCCTTTGCCAATCTATATCCTCACTGGGGGGCCCGATTGCCGTCATCACCATCATGATGCAATCGGCCAACTCATCGACTGTCGATAAGTTCTTTTCATTGTTTCTAGAATACAAGGCGTTCTCCCGCAGTTTCGCGTCCATTGCCTCGCACGCTTCGCAGACCGCAAACCTCAAGCTGTCTAGTACGGTAGGCGTAGGCCATGTTTCTTCCAATTCGGCACGGTAACGCCACACCATTTCGTGATAGCGTTTTAATTCATCTTGCGTGGTCATCATGCGTACACTCTCCTGTCTGTCATCTCGAATAATGTTTGCTGAACGCTAGGCTGGGCTATTGGCGCGTTGCGTGGGAACTCACGTATGCGCAAGTCAACGGGCCACTTCGACATGTCTCCGCCCTTATCCTTTTGACCCCCCATCTGTTTCACGAAGGCCGGAACAAATGATTCTTGGCATTCCGCTATTATTCCCCTGGCCCATCGCTGCTCCATCGGGCGCGCGTTCTGGCCGGATTCACCGCCTATGATTACCAAATCAATAAGCTGGCTATCCTCATTCCAGAGCCACGGGCCAAGGGCTACAGGTTCCAATAGCGGCTCTGCACTAATCCACAATCGCACAGAGGAATCAATATCTGCAATGGCGGTCAGGTATTTCAAGCGCACATCCGCCGTGCGCTGCGTTGTTACCGTTGTTCCAAGAAAAAAGTTTTTCGGAACGTATCCCAAAGCCTCGAAAAACGCCAACATTCGCTTTGGCCGCTTCGTGAGGAACATCCACACATGCGGTGATTGCTCCATAAGTTTTATGTGTGGCATGAGCCAGTCAACTGGCAACGACTCCGTGAAGGTATCGCCCATGTCGTCTAAGAATATATGCCGCGGTAGGCCGCTGAGCCACGGCTTATCCTGGCGGTCTTTGCCGGCTAGATCGGGCCATTTGACGGCCTGCTCTAATCGGTGCGGAAACATCGTTGGTTGGTCGAACGAGGCTGGCCAGCCGTTGCGGCCTGCGTGTCGTGCCGTCATATTCCCCGCGTAGCAGTTGCGCACTTTTTTACTCCACAGTTCGCAACCGTCGCAGCCCATTTGCCCGTTGCATGAAGAATCTGCCCATTCAATATATGTATGTATACCCATAATACTACTCCTTTATCAACTTCTGCCCGCGCTTCAACTTTTGTTGGTTGCGCAGACTATCCGGCTTAAAATGCTCTAACTCATGACATGGGTGACACAGTGTAAGCCCGTTATCAACATCGAATCTTGATTCGGGGTACTCCGCAAAAGATTTGATATGCGTAGGGCGCGAAGGTTGCCACCACTGGAGTCTCCGCACTTTTGGCAAGTATAGCTATCCCTTTCAAAGACTTGAATGCGCCACCACTTATATTCAGAACTACGGCGTAGATCATGCTTAACTTGGAATCCACCATGCTGATAACGTGGGTGCTTTGGACCTTTTATTCCGCGCTTTTTTGCTGACTCGCTCATCTTTCTGCGGGATTCGAGCGTGTGTCTTTTCCCATCCATGGGGGATGGCTTGCCCTTGTGCGCCCTACGCATATTTGCGCGTGATTCTGGCGTGTGTTTTTTGCCCTTAAATGTAGATGGTCTCCCTCTGGCGGTGGCATATGGATCATTCACCCTAATGCAATTATGGCAAGATGGCGATAGGTTGTCCCATCTTGAAGAGTCCTTGTTAAATTCGCCAGTGCCACGCCACTCCTTGCACTTGGTACACTTCTTGAGTCCATCATCCAATCGCGCCCGATACTCTTCAACCGTTAACCCTGCTTTCTTGGCGGCTATCTTCACTGCTCCCTCTGGCGTTTGTGCCATAACAACTACCCTTCGATAAACGCAAAACGCCCTTTGCTACGTTGCCGATAGTTGCTTAGACACACGACGGGACGCACAAGGCGACCACGTAGCAAAGGGCGCTTTGTCCACAAACGGACAAGGCTAAATATGTGTTTGTGCAAGGTGCGTAAAATAAAATACGCCCCTATCACGTGTGTCTAAGCCCCTAGATTATACCATCATTCGTTGGGTTTTTCAACCTACGCTAGCCCCCTATCTTCGCATCCAAAAATCTCAAATAGGTCATATCAATCCTCTTCTCGTGGATGACCGCATTGTCCGATTTCGTCATTGGCGTAGAATTCCTTACACGTTTCGCACCACTCTGTTCTGTCTACCTCGATGAGTCCGTAATGGTCTATGAATTGCTCCAGGTTTGAAATTTCTGACACTTCCCCTTTCCGCTCTGCTGGTACTGGCCCACCGCCCACATACGTGAGCAGCCCCACTCCAGTACGGTCCCAATCAACATCGTAGTGATCCACAAAGTCGGTCCCGACCTGTAGAGCAAAAATCCTTTCGTTGCGATGCTCGACTGTTATCATCTAATCGCCTCCTTTACCTCAACATCATTCAACCGGATACCATCGGTGGCCAACTCCTGCACGGCTTCCTCCCAATGTGCTAGGTCTAGTTCGCCCAAGTACCCTTCGGCATACGCGCGCGCTTTTCGTTCGTAGTAGGTCATGCCTTCGTTCTCCCCTTCACCACCCGCCAAATCTGGTCGATGGTAAATGTTATGTTTGCATCACGTAACATGAATTCTGTGACACACAATGTGATAATTCCGTGCGTTGCCGCTAGCAGCATCTTCTCACAGTCGCGATTGATACCCGCCATCGAATTGTGGCCACTGACGGGTATCATCCACTTGCCATTAATTTTGACTGGTCTCTGCGACGTGCCGCCCTGTATTTCAATAGCGACGCGGCTGGCCACATGATAAAAATCCACTACGAATTTTCGATCTGGGACTAGTCCTGTCATTTGTATCTCTAGTGGTTCGTCAGCGTGGAGCAGGCACCACGCCGTGTAGAATTTGAGTTCTAAATCCTTTAACTCGTAAGCGGACGGCTGTAGCTTTTTTGGTGAACTGGCGGTAAGTTTTTGGTCGTATTGGCTACCAAAGCGCGACATGCTCTCCTCGTATACGTCCTGGGTTACGGGGATGCCGTATATTTCGTATTGGCTCATATTGCACTCTCAAAAAGACTTCGTTTTACTGATGGTTTTAGGCAATGGGGCGAGAACCATATGCGCTCGCGCTTGGCATTTTCATTATCATGTTGGCTTGACTGAGAGCCGTACCCACCAGTTGTTTTCCAGGCCACGCATTCCCAAGAATCAGGATACTCATATTCTCCCTCGTAGCCGCAGACGGCTATTCTCATTTTTGGATTATCACCCTGTTTGATTGCCCACTCGGTGACTGCGTGGCCAACGTCCCCGCTATCTTCCACATATAGATTCATATCACGGTTTGCGCCTGTGGTGTATGGCGGGTCCAAAAACACGCCGGTTAGCCCGTGCTTGTGCGTGGCTGATGGTCCACACACTCTCTCCCAATCGCCACAGCAGACGCGTACATTGCGCAGCCGACGCGCGAAAATCTGGATTAGCGCGCGTGTATTATCGGGTCGATGAACGCCAGTGCCTGCGTTGCCAAGATGCGGTCGTTGTTCACTCGGTCGATGAACGCCCTTGCCTGCGTTGCCAAGATGCGGTCGTTTGCGGCTGGCTTTTCCTTCTGCGCACCAGCCGCTACCTATCCACTGGCAGATACCCCATACCCACCATCCAGCCACTTTTGAATCATAGAAATCTGGATCGGCGCGGAGTTGTTCCGTAAATCCCGCCTTACGGTCAACAAGCCATCGGTGACGAGCGTGCAAATCCAGTTCGTTTACGGGCCAATCGGTCCAATCAGCTACACTCTCGGGGTCTGACTGAACAGCGCGCCAGAAGTTGGAAACGTATCCGTCAAGATCATTTACCGTTTCTGTTTTTGGCGCATGGGGGCGCTTGAACAAAACGGATCCACTTCCGAAAAACGGCTCGACGTAGTTTGTAATGTTTTCAAATCGCGGCCAAACCAGATGAGAAGCCTTTGACTTTCCGCCAAACCAGGGAATAATGGCTTGTATTGGCTCATCGGCTTGTCTCCAGGTCGAATATGCTCATCTGGAGAGCTTCTACTTGATGATCCATCATTGCGGCGACCGTGCTTTCCTCTAGCCCCTGCCTTCGAAGGTAGCGTTCAGCGTAGGCGATGCGGGCGCGGGCTACATCTATGCAAGTCTCTCGCATGTCAACGCCAATGAAGTCGCGGCCAGATAGTGCCGCGGCAACACCAGTTGTGCCGCTACCAGCGAACGGGTCAAAAACAACACCCCCAGCCGGAGGGCGTGTTAGCTTGCATAAATGAAGCATTATTTTAAGCGGCTTGACTGATTCATGAGGGTTCTTGCGCAGCGTTTTGCCGCGTTGGTAGCCGTTGTCAATCGCTTTTTTTCGCCCATCGCCAATGGCTACTTCCGACATGTGATCAAGCCCGATCTCTTTCTCGGCCCGCGTTGGCTTGGAGCAAAACAGAATTTCGTCGGTATCGTGCAAGACATTAAAATAGCGAGATGCGCCACTACCGGCATAGCCGCTCTGCATATCTATTGCTGCGGCAGCCGATTCGTCCGCTACTAGATTGCTAGGCCATCCACCTAGCGGTGGCAACCCCTCACTCGCGCGCAACGCAGCGTTATTCGATCCGCCACTTGCGTTTGCCCAGCCGTTATCGCCGTCGCTGTTCAGACGCGATAGATTTGCAGAGTGACGCGGGATTCTACACGCATCTACATTATACCCAGCCACACTCCACCTTTCGGCGTTCTGAGCAAACGTACCATCTATCGGGGCCATTGCAACGCAGATTGGCTCCACGCACGGTTTAATACCTGTTGAGAATCCGTCAAAGTCTGGCATATCATTTGCCTTGCCGATATTGCCTATGCCTTTTGGCATACCCTCACCATAGGCCCAGAACATTGAATTTTGCAATACCCACCCCGCATCTTCAATGGCGCAAAATAGTCGATGGAAGGTTTTTGCACCGCCAAATGACAAGAGGATTGTCCCTGGTTTCGCAACGCGCAGGCATTCTCCCCACATCTCGGCACTAAACGCGATGCCGCTGCTATCCCATTTCCTATTCATTAAGCCAATTTCGTATGGTGGATCGGTAATGATAGAATCGACGGAATTATCAGGCATCTGGATCATTGCGCTCATGCAATCATCGTTGATTAGTTTGTAACTCATGGAATAATCCCCTAAATCACTAATTGCGCAACAACACGCACTCTACAATAGCGCTGCGTGTGCCAAATTAGCTTCTCTGTCTCTTTTCCGACTCGCAATGAGTCGGGCCACACTTCGCGCTTATCTGGTAAATGGTCGTCGGCAAAAACGAACTCTTCCCATATCCGCTCGCTAAATTGGTCCCACGATTCATTGAATAGACCAGTCACCACGCGCGCCTTTGGGATGTATTCTGGACGGTAGGCGTCCCAATCCTCGACCGTGACGCGCGCTTTTATTTCCGCGGTGATGCGCCCTATCACCAGCAGTACTAAATTCCGGCGTGCCGCGATTGTATTGAGCGCCCAAGACGATCTACATTTAATTTCGACATTGACGGCCTGCGCTACAATTTCCGCCCAATCAATGCCGCCGAAAATGACCGCAATAATGCGGTCGCTCGGAAGATTTCGCGGCCGCTTCTTCGACCAATTGCGCCGATTCGGGAGGATGCCCTTCTCGTACATACCGCGCATGGCGGATAGAATTTCTGTTTTACTAACTGATGATTTCATTATTATTCACCTATATATCTTAGCTCACACGCCATAATCATATTCTCGCCAATGTATTTCGTGTATGCAGGCGGTATGGCTTGGGATAACCCGTGCTGATTCATCCAGTCGATCTTCATCGCTGTTTTGGCGTCTTCGACGCAGAAATTATGCCCCGTCACAGCGATGTGTGTAGCGCCATTGGCGAATGACGATATGCCTCTCCCGTGCTGTGAGTTGGTGGTCATCCACTTTTTGCGTTTCGGCTTTGGCGGGGCTAACAACATGACGCTGGTCTCGAACCATCGCTCTCGAAAAACTTTCAATCCGAACATTAGGCCAGTCAACTTAATGTAGTTGAGCAGCGGCGCGCCGACTACATTTTCAATCACGTATGGTCTGCCGGTCGTTATCAGCGCCACGCGTGTTGGCTCCACTAGGTCAGGGTGTACGTTGCTATGTAGTGATTTTGTGGTGCTGTACGCCTGACATGGTGGTGAGGCATGTATCAGGTCGAATTCATGGCCGTGCGCCGCCACGTATTCCAGAGCGTCGCCTTGCACGAATGTGTACGGATACCGTGGCTGTGGCTCAATATCGACACCGACAATCTCTGTGAAGCCAGCCATCTCGTAGCCTGACGCAGCGCCGCCTTGGCAACAGAATAAATCTAATAATTTCACAGGCTGCTCTTTTCAAATTTTATTACGGATTCGTATGGAATTCGCACGTTCCCATTCTGTCCGTAGCCATTACCGGGGCAGTCTATTTTTACCTCAACAACAAAACGAAATCCTAAATTCAGCAAGGTGTTGATGTGAAAATCAGTTACTTCAATTCTCTGGCTGTCCCGTATGTGGTCCTTGATATTAAGAATGAATACACCATTGTCACACAGAACACGCCGCGCTTCTTTCCATGCCGCTATATGGAACTCTTTGTATTCAGTTCCCCATTGCATATGTCCGCTGTTTTCGGGATGCAGCTTGTGCCCGATGGCGTGCGTGTAGGTATTCCGGCGGCTGGCATCTCTGGCTACATGCGAGTCGGCCATGCGATTTGCGTAGGTCGGGCTGGTTACAATCGCATCGAAATAATTATTGTGCCACGGCAATGCTAGCGCATTTCCGAGCATGGTCTTTGGATGCATCGCCGCCCATTCTGGCTCGATTTCGATAGCTTCAATTTGGGCCAAGTGTAGCCATTTTTTCAGCAAGAAGACCTTGCCAGTCCCCCCGAACGGATCGAGTATCCGGCAACTGCCGGATAACATTCTTGCCATTGTGGGCAGCAACGCATCCGTGTATTTAGCCGGATGTCTGACGGTTGGTCGGGCTGCGGGATCTATTAATAATTGCATCATAATTCACTCCATTCCGTACCATTCAAGCCCGCGCCATCCCTGCGCACGCTCGACTCAATGCTTGCATTGCTAATTTTTCATTGATGGCGTCCGATAACTCGCCACCTGTCATGCCATCAGAAAATACGCTTAACTTACGTCCAAAATTCTGCGCTCCTACGGTGGGCGGCTTACTACGCCAATGCGCAGCCTTCCCCGTCAACGCCTTTGCGCCATGCTTTTTGATTAGCTCTTCGCTGCATGCCAGAACATTATCACAATCGCCTGATTCAATCATGGCCGCTTGATTCCAACGGTCGCCCGGGCGCTTCCAGATGGCCCACAGCGACATCTGCTCGGAGGCGGGGGAAACAGCTAGCGATCTCTGGATACCATCATCACCCTTGCCCAGGCCGATAATGCGCCAACCGCTGTCGGATTCCGACCAAGCTGTATCTTTGCCTTTGCCTAGATTGAAATAATCAAGTAAGACATATTCAAGTCCATTTCCCGTGCCAGCTATCTCGATAGGCACCATGAATGGATTTTCACCGGTACCGTCGCCATCACCGCGCTTGGATTTTGAAACAGTATCCTGCCCCACGCGCGCTGCTCGCTTGTGCAGCGATAGCTCTAGCGTGCGTTCTTCTGGTAGGTAGTCGAGAATCAGAGCGCCCACTTTCCCCGTCTCTGGGGACCGGCGCAACACGCGACCAGCGCACTGTATCCACGGACCATCCTGGCGGTAGGGTCGGACAAGGTGGGCAACTTCCAACAGAGGTAGATCGAAGCCCTCATTATACAGTTGCGCGTTGCATATCATGAGGATTTCGCCTGATTTTACACGCTCTAGCGCAGACTCTCTATCAATCTCCTTCGTTGTGCCGTCCAGGGCGATGGCGGGTATGCCAGACTCATTGAATAGTTCGGCCAGTCTGTATGCGCCGGCCACGCTCGTGGTGAAGGCAATCCCCGGGCGACCGCTTGCATACTCCTTGTGAGATTCAACCACTAACTCGAAGCAGTTATCAGTCTCGAAAACCTTTGCCAGCCCCTTCGAGTTGTAATCACGACCTGAGCCAGATCCGTCAACGCGCACGTCGGCCACGCTAATGCTTGTCATGATGCCGCGGATTTCTGGCTTAACCAAGTGGCCGAGAGCGATTAACTCTTTCGTGCCGTATACGAAAGATTCCTTCTCGAAGACATCTGCTAGCTTACCGTCTGCGCGCTCTGGCGTGGCTGTGACGCCGAGGAGTCGTAAATCGGGATGGAATCGCCTACATGTGTCCACGATGCCCGTATACGTGCCTGCCGCCGCACGGTGAGCCTCATCTATAATCACATGCGTGATTGGCGCATGACTCAAAATCTTTGACAATCGCTTTGGGTTAGCGAGCGTCTGCACGCTGGCTACTATTAGGCGCTTGGCATATTGATCCTGGTCGGCCATCACGATACCTGTTTTGGCAACGAGGTTGGGCCAGAACTGACCCACTCGTTCAAGTGGCTGTTGAATGAGCGCCCGCCGGTGGGCCAGGAATAGCACGCGGTGTTCAGGCGACTGGTCGAGGATGCGTTGGGCTAGTTCCAAAGTTATTATCGTTTTCCCATAACCGGTCGCTGCAACGCCAAGTACGCTGCATGGTTTTTGGAAATCCGACAATACCGATTGTATTGCGCTCTCTTGGCAATCTCTTAATTTAAGCATTTTGATTATCTACTTCACTAGCGCAGGTATCGGTCACGCCCCTGGATCGTGACTGGGAAAC